TATGTCTAGTGAGGCATATTTAATCCCCTACGGCAAGAAACTGGACTTCTCTATATCCTACAAGGGCAATACAAAGCTGGCGAAGATGTATTCTGTCAGACCGATAAAGGATATCTATGCAAAGGTTGTCCGTGAGGGTGACGATTTCTCCGAAGCTGTTGTAAATGGTGAACCTACGATCAATTTCAATCCAAAGCCCTTTAACAATGGTGCGATTATCGGTGCTTTTGCGGTTTGCCTGTTTACGGATGGTGGAATGATTTACGACTCAATGAGCCTTGAAGAGATAGAGAATACCCGGAGCCACGCAAAGGCGAAAAACTCTATGGCGTGGAGCGATTTCTTTTCAGAAATGGCAAAGAAAACGGTTCTCCGTAGACTTTGTAAGAATATCGAGTTGGATTTGTCCGCAACTCAGAGAAACATATATGACGAGGATATGGCAATTGAAACGGATGCACAGGAGATAGCAAAAGCAGATATAGAGGAAAACGCCAATACCGTACCGTTTGAAGAGCCGGAAGTAGTAGCAGAGCAGGTAGAGGATGAACCGCTACCGTTTGAGGGATAAGGCAGATGATTGACGAATTATGGAGAGACATAAAGGGATTTGACGGAAAATATCAGGCGAGTAATAGGGGTAACATTAGAAGCACTAATGGGGTTATGAAATTAACTCCTAATGAAAAAGGATATTTAAGAGTGCGCTTGTATTATTCAAAATACAAATGCAAATGGTATAGGGTAAACCGATTGATTGCTGATACTTTTATTGATAATCCACTATCTCTCCCACAAGTTGATCATATTGACGGAAATAGAATGAATAATAATGTCGAAAATCTTGAATGGGTAACAAATAAGGAAAACACTACTAGGGCAATAAAAAGAAGAATACAAACACACAACAAGAGGGCAAATTTCTATTGAAGATTATTTGAGAGACAAAGAATGAAACTAATAGTAATAGGCACAGGAAGTAAAGGCAACGGATATATCCTAGAAAACGATAACGAAGCTCTGATAATTGAGGCTGGTATGCCACTTAAAGAGGTAAAAATTGCCCTCGATTTCAATGTATCGAAGATAGTCGGCTTGATAGCGTCACATAGCCATTTTGACCACATAGGGCATATTTCAGAATATGAGAAAGCCGGGATAAAGATTTACAAGCCCTTTGAAAACTTTGAAAAGACCGTGCATTTTGGGGGATTTACAATAAATGCCTTTGATGTGCCGCATAGCGTACCGTGTTATGGATTTCTAATCAGACATAAGGATATGGGAAAGTTGGTGTTTGCCACGGATTGTGAATTGGTTAGATACACCTTTAAGGATGTGAACCACATATTGATCGAGGCTAACTATATGCCGGAGCTGATACAGAGTGAGGATGCGAATTATGAACATAGAGTATTGGGGCATATGGCGATAGATACAGCGGTTGATTTCCTAAAGGCGAACAATAACCCTCTTCTCCGCAATGTAGTTCTTATCCATTTAAGCGATACGGCAAGTGACGAAAAGATGTTTACGGAAAGAGCACAAAGAGTTGTTGATTGCCCGGTATATGTAGCAGACAAGAATATGCAGATATGTTTAAGTGAGGTGCCGTTTTGATACTTTTGGAAGATACCAGACAGCAGGTAAAAAAACACGATATGAAGCATAAATATTTTGAAAGTGTTGGGGTGAAGGTGAATAGATCAAAGTTGTATTGTGGGGATTATACACTTCCAACCAATCAAAGTGTATGTGTAGACACTAAAAAAGACATTCAGGAGCTTATTGGGGATATATGCGGTGAAAGTCACGAACGCTTTAGAAACGAGTGTATAAGGGCACAGGAAAGCGGAATAAAACTAATCATTCTAATCGAGGATGACGGCGGATATATCAATCGTAGGAAGAATATCTATAACAAACCTGTTAGGTCGCTGGATGATTTATTCGGTTGGAAAAATCCAAGAGCCTTTATATGGCGAGCAGGAAAGCAACTATATCCAACAGCAACCAAAGGACAGACCCTTGCTAAAGCCTGTATGACTATGCAAAAGAAATACGGAGTAGAGTTTGTTTTTTGCGGCAGTGAGGAAAGCGGAGCAAAGATACTTGAATTATTAAAGGCTTCTACGGTTATATAAGCCGTTCTCATATACCACAAAGGGAACATTGTTTATAGCCACAAACCATCCCGGAGGTAACGAGGATAGAGAGGAGAAATATGGCAGCGGAATGTTGCGGAAATTGCAAATATCATAAGTACGGTTTCGATGATGATGATAGTTGGTATTGTGATAATGACAATAGCGACTATTACGCTTGCGAGACGGAATATAGCGATAGTTGCGAGGATTTTGAGGAAAAATAAAGGCAGGTGAAACGGCATATATAGTGCAGGTGCGAACATTTGATACCTTAGACAAACCATATAGATATATATGTATTAAAGATCGCACCTACTGTGTATATGAAGAAAATATGACAAACAGATGTAAAGGTGACTGCTTAAATTGTAATTGCGAAGATTGCGTTAAGGGTGGAATTACTAAAGATGAGATTTTCATTTCTGAGATGATTGACTTTGAAAATCAACATCCGGGCAATGAGGCTAAGAGATATTTTTTACCGAAAATAAGAAAGGGGAATGTAAACAAGGCAATACAAAAAGTTGACAGGGTAAAAGAGAGACAGCGGCAATACGAATATTATCACGGATTAAGAACACCACAGAGATCATACAAAAGAAAGGTAAACAAGCTGTCGAGCGAGGGAAAGTTGATTAAAACATATGGCAGCCTAAAAGAGGCGGCTGAGAGCATAAACGGATCATCAACGGCAATTATGTATGTTTGTCAAAATAAAAGACATACAGCCTATGGATATAGATGGGAATATGCTAGGGAGGTTGATTATGGAAATGACACCTAAAGATGTACTTAATAATCTAAAGAACTTTAATTCTTGGGATTTTAAGGGCTACACGCTAAACAAAGCCGAGGCGGACGAGTGCATAAAGGCATTGGATGATCGTAGCAGATTTGTAGCCATACAGGAGATAGTAAAAGACCATTCTATCTGGGAGAAAATATCAGAAGATGGCAACGGCAAGATGGACTATAAGGGAGCATTTGAAGCGATAGGGGAGATTGTAGGATGACTTATCAGGAATTTCTTAAAACAAAGGAACTGCGGACTATAGAGGCTGGGTTTGATGTAACGGAAAATTGGTTGTCAGATAGTCTATTTCTATTTCAAAGAGATATTGTTAAATGGGCACTGAAAAAAGGTAAAGCGGCAGTCCTTACAGGATGTGGATTAGGAAAGACATTTATTCAGTTATCTTGGGCTGAATGTATATATAAGCAAACCGGGAAAAATGCCCTAATTATTGCGCCGTTATCAGTAGTTCAACAAACAGCGAAAGAGGCTGATAAATTTCATTTACCCAAAGTAACTGTATGCAGATCGCAGGAAGATGTAAAGCCGGGATTGAATATTACCAACTATGAAATGGTTGACCATTTTAATACTGATGATTTTGTGGCGGTTGTTTTGGATGAGTCTAGTATTTTGAAATCTTTTACATCAAAGACAACTGCTGATTTTACAGCTAGGTTTTATCGCACACCATACAAGTTATTATGCACGGCAACAATAGCACCTAATGACTATACAGAAATAGGTACTTCTTCCGAGTTTTTAGGCATTATGAGTCGTACAGAAATGCTGGCTACATACTTTGTGCATGACGGTGGAAAGACCTCTGATTGGCGATTGAAAAAAGCTGGGGTTACAAAATTTTGGGAGTGGTTTGCAACCTGGGCAATCGCATTTAACAATCCTAATGAACTTGGATACGACATAGCAGGATATGATTTGCCGGAGTTAAATATACAAACAATACTAACAAAATCAAAAGTTGAAGATTATCAAATGTTCGTTAAAGCTGCGGAAACACTCTCCGAACGCCGCGAGGCTCGTAAGGAGTCTATGGAAGATAGAACTAATAAGGCTAAAGAGCTTGTTGCAGGAAATGACGATCAATGGCTCTTATGGGTAGATTTTAATGATGAGTCGGATATGTTGCATAAAAAGATAGATGGTTCAGTAGAGATAAAAGGCAGTGATGATCCTGAGACAAAAGCTAAAGCCAGTATAGATTTTGCAAATGGTGATATACGATGCCTTATCAGTAAACCGTCAATATTTGGATTTGGTTCAAATTTTCAGAGTTGCCATAATATGATTTTCTGCGGTTTATCAGATAGTTATGAACGATTCTATCAAGCAATAAGGCGGTGTTGGAGATTTGGACAGACTCAAAAGGTGAATGTGTATATCATCCTGTCGGAAAAAGAAATAAATATTCTGACTAATATACAGAAAAAGGAACAGCAGATGTTGGAAATGCAGCGACAAATGACAACACTTATGAAAGAGGTAACTCTATCTGAAATTCGGCATACAACAAGAATAACAACATCATATGAACCGCAAATATCAATGATAAAACCCACATTTATGAAAGGAGCTTAAAAGATGAATGTATTAGATCAGTATATAACGGAGCGTTATGCCCTATATAACGGCGATACAACGGAGATAATAGGGGGGGTGGCTGATAATTCTATAGGATTAGAGGTTTATAGTCCTCCATTCTCTTCACTTTATACCTATTCAAATAGTGATCGGGATTTAGGTAACAGCCACAATGATGATGAATTTTTCACACATTTTGAATTTATCGTCAATGAATTATACAGGATTCTTATGCCGGGTAGGATAATGGCGGTTCATTGTATGCAGATACCAGCTATGAAAGAAAGAGATGGATACATTGGCATAAAGGATTTTCGAGGGGATTTGATACGGCTCTTTCAAAAATGCGGATTTATTTATCACGGGGAGGTTACTATTTGGAAAGATCCTGTTGTAGAAATGCAAAGAACAAAGGCATTGGGATTACTGCATAAGCAGCTTAAAAAGGATAGTAGCCGAACAAGAATGGGATTACCTGATTACATCATCTTTATGCGTAAGGATGGTGACAATAAGGAGTTAGTTTCACATACAAATGAGACATTTCCTGTTGATCTATGGCAGGATTATGCAAGCCCGGTATGGCGAGAATACGCTTCTCCTGTTTGGTGGAATATCAATCAGAGTAACACGCTGAATAAAATGTTTTCTGATGAAGAGTCCGAACGGCATATAGCACCACTACAACTTGATGTAATAGAGAGGTGCATAAAGCTATATTCAAATGAGGATGATACGGTATTTACACCTTTTATGGGTATTGGAAGTGAGGTTTATCAGGCGGTCAAAATGGGGCGTAAGGGTATAGGGATTGAACTTAAAAAAGAATACTTTGAACAGGCAAAATCCAATCTACAAGCCTTGGATGATGAGAAAAACCAGATTACGATTGAGGATTACTTTGCCAGCCTAAAGGTATGATTATCTGTCAATGACGAATTTTGCATACTAAAAATTTTTGCAAATTGGAGAAAAAATTTTTTTGAGAGGGAATATGAACCAAATAACATTTTTTGACTTAACAATACCAATGATAAAGATTGATAAGCCTATACGGTTGGTAGAATTATTTGCCGGTTACGGCTCGCAAGCTATGGCATTAGAGCGTCTTGGGGTGGATTTTGAGCATTACAGGGTGGTTGAGTTTGATAAGTACGCTATTGCTTCATATAACGCGGTACACGGCACAGATTTTCCGACTATTGATGTTTGTACGGTAACAGGCAAAAACCTTGAAATAGTGGAAAAAGAGAAGTATTGCTATCTGATTACTTATAGTTTTCCTTGCACTGATATATCAGTAGCTGGACAGCAAAAGGGATTTGCAGAGGGTAGCGGTACAAGATCAAGCCTTTTGTGGGAAGTAAAGAGGATTTTGACGGAATTAAAAGACCTTGGAACAATGCCGGATGTGCTTTTGATGGAAAATGTAACAGCTATCCATTCACAAGAGAATATGCCTCATTTCAGCAAATGGTTAGAGTTTCTGGGTGATATTGGATATACGAATTATGTATATGACTTAAACGCTTCTGATTACGGTGTGGCACAAAACAGAGATAGAACCTTTGTAGTAAGTCTTTTGGGTGATTATAACTATCATTTTCCGAATCCGATTGAACTTGATAAGTGCATAGAGGATTACTTTGAGGATTTATCAGATGAGCAGGCTT